ACCTTCTCCTGCTGTACTTACTAATGCTCTATATCCGCCTAATATATAGCTTACATCAAATATTGCATCAATTATGATTTCTTGAGTCATATCAAAATCACTTACTGTGTTAGATAAAGTTACATCGGATCCACCGCTACTAGCGGATACTGTTATATACTCTTCTCCAGTTCCTAACATTGATCCTGAATCATTTGTAAGTATTTTTACACTTCCTCCGTCAGTATCAGATATAGTGAATCTAATTCCATCAATATTGATACTTTCTACAAAATATTCTACTCCTATTGTAATACCACCTAGTCCTTGACCTGAGAATATGATAGGCATGCCTACATATAATGACTCAGTAGTATCACAGGTTATTAAATTACTTGATGATGTACTAATAGCATCTATTTCTACTATACCGTAATCAGTTATGTAATATGTAGTTGCTGCTGTTAGTCCGCCTATAGTAGTATCAAATTGTACTGGCATATTAACATAAAAATCGTCGGTGTTTCCAGTAGATGAGTCAATAGTAATTCTATCTAAAGTAGCTATTGTAGCCGTCATTGTTCTTTCAATTAACGAACTGTTTGTTCCAGAAACGTTTGGATATTGTTCAGACGTACTATACAAAGTAAACAGCTGACCATTTACTTGTCCAGGGCTTACTGGTAAAGATACATTCATTGTCATAGAACCGGTTGCAGTAGACAATGTTAATGTGTTAGCTTGACTGGTTAACAGCATACTACCTGCACCGTTAGATAATACAAACACACCACCGTTAATCAAAGTAGAAATAGTCATTTGTGTTGTGTTAACTATTTCACTTACATAATATGTTGTGCCGGCAATAATGTTACCAAATGTAGTTCCAGTAAATATAATAGGATCGTTAACACTAAAATCATCAGTTGAAGAAACAGTTACTCTATTATTAGATGCAGTGGTTGCAGTTGCAGTAGTTGATAATGGATCTTGTGTTTCTGAAATAGTAAACGTTTGACTATTAATAACAGTTGTTATGTAATATACGTCATTTTCAATTACCCCACCAAACACAGGCTCAGTTACACTATACTTAGTAAAGAATACAGGCAAGTTAGTATAAAATCCTTCAGTTCCTCCTGTACCTATTAAACTCATAGGAACAGTTAACGCATTAGTACCTGCTTGGGTAGCTGTTACTTCAAGTATGCCGGGATAGTTAACAGTTAATACAGCAGTATCTACTACTTCGCCTGCTAAACATTTTAATCCAGCTGCAGGAATAGTTGCGTTAGTTAAAGTTACTGTGCCGCCACCTTCGGTTAATGATACAGTAAAGTCTGTATCATTAATAATTGTTTTAACATAATAAGTAATATTTTCTTGTAATCCACCAGCAACCGCACCAACAAACTTAACAGGCATGCCTTCATAGAAACCTATTGTTGATCCTGAAGCATTTGGATTAGCAGAACCATCATCTAGAGGTATCAATCTAATTGCATTAGTAGCTAATATCGTGTTGCCTACGTTACGTTCTAATGAAGACCAAGTTAGCTGTCTATCATTGTCAACATCTGTGATTTCAAACGCAACACCTTGAGCACTTGCTAATACTGATGAGATAGGAGGTAATACACTTTCTAATTGCATTGACGAGCTAGAAACACTTTCGCTATTAAAATAACTACCAGCAAAGAATGATCCGTAATATGTGCCTGCTCTCCAATCTTGTACTTGTGAAGTATAAGTTGTTCTATCAAATCTTAGTGTGATATTATTTTCTCTAATAGGAGACGCAGAAGTGATCGCAGAGGCTTTTGCTCCTAAACTAATAGTTAACTGATCATCTGTTCCGATATCAGATATTTGTATTCTGTTTGTATCATTTATAGCGTCACTGTAGTTAGAGTAAAACGCAACTATAGCAGTTGGTGTTGTTTCTAATACATTGATATAGTACCATTGATTATTAGCTAAACGACCGACCCCAGCATCACTTTGTTTAAACAGTACTAAGTCTCCGGTAGCTAAGTTAGGACCATAAACTCTTATTGTGTGTAATGTTGAGTTAATATCAGCATTAGTAAATGATATTACTACTGAAGGATCTATTCTAATTTCAGGAAGAACCATATATCCCTGACCAGGATCTATTACGTTAATACTTAAAACTGAATCTAAACTCATTACTGCTTCAAATACTGCTTCTGTAGTAGGAGCAGGATACAAATCAAGATCAACGTATGCAGTTACTCTAGGAGGATCAACATAACCTTTTCCTCCATTTAGAACAATTACTTCAGGTAAATCAATAAAGATTTTTTCATTAGGGAAATGTTGAGAAATAGCTGTTCCGTTTAGTCCTCTTTGTAGTCCTGAAACTAAGTTAAGTGCTCTGTCAACTGAAGAGTAAGCTATTTCTTCGTTACCTATTCTAATTGTACCATTGATTGGGAATCCTTGAGCATTGTCTACAAACATAAACGATGAACCCAAAGTCATGTAAGAAACTAATGTAGTGATCTCATAATTACTTTCACCGGTTAAGCTTACTCCCTTATTTTGAAACCATTGTGTGTATGGAGCAGTTTGCCAAATATCGTCAGTATCTACGTATTCATTATCTTGATTAGGATTAGAATATACTAATGAAGGAGTAATAAACTGATTTACTGATTTATCATACTGAGCAGGCAAATCAAAGTCTGTAATATTACCATCAAATGTGTCTATTCCTGTATACTTAAATACAAACTCTTTTACAACCACATGATAAGGTTTAACTTCGTTAATGTATCCTGCTAAAAAGTCTTGATTATCAGTTTGAAACACTTCTATTGGTTTCAATTCTCTTATAGTATGAGCCACATCTACTAATGAAGTTTTGTTTAACCAAGGTAAATAGTTTTGAGATTCAGTACTTTCACTTTGAATGTAGTCAAATAATAATATCAATCCTTTGTTTCTAAACAACAATAATTCATCAATATAAATTTGTTCGTTCAATGCGCGAATGATATATCTAGTTTCTTCACTTGGATATTCATCATATGAACTAGTATCAAAGAAGTTATCACCAAATCCAAGTCTTGCTTCAGCATAATCCCAAAGAGTCAAGTTAAATTCAATAGTTCCATTTTCTAAACCGATACGAGTCCAAATGCTGTTTCCATCATATCTGTAAACTTCAAACTTACCGCTACCATTGTTTTCTACAGTAACAATAGTGTCTGTTGCTACAGATAAGGTAGACAGATCGGCGTACAATGGAACTTGTATAGCTGACTTAGTGTTGTTGTCGTATCCAGTTGTCCACCAGTTAATATACTGCCAGTAGTCTGGTGTATTGTAAAATTCTCCTTGAGCAAACAATAAAGATATGTCAGGTCTAATTTCACTGATCGGATACTGAGCTAATACTTCATTAGCATATGTTAAGTAATTCTTTAATGCTAGGTAACGATTGTAAAAGAAACTTTGTCTTGGTCTAGCTAATACACCAGACTGAACTGCTTTTGGTAAGTACGGGTTAGGTACTACGCTTCCTTCTTCATCTACTCCAGCCAAACTGTCTAACAGTCTATCATAAAGACCTATAGGTTCTGCGTTGCTTCCTAATTTAGGTAGTCCAGGTAAAAAGTCATCAGCAAAATCTTCTTTAATTAATGTATATTCTGAGTGTGCTTCATCATCATTTGTACCATTAGCATACCCTATATGGAATACGCTATCATTTGCATTAATATATTCAGCACAGTTATAAAGAGCAAATGAATTATCTCTTAGCGGAGCAAAAAATGCGATACCAGAATTCTTAGGATTGCTGATGTAAGATTCAAGTATTGTATCAGATAATGTTTTTCCTTCTTCTCTAAAGATTATATTTGAATTTCTTACCCAGAAATAATAAACAGGAGTAACTATATTAGAAGAATCTATTATACTAGAAACAGTATATCTAGTGCTATCTTTTGGTGTGCCGGGGCCTTGATAATCTCTAGGAGAAACATTACTTACTACCCAAGTATAAACAGCAACATCACTACCAGGAAATACTGTTCCCCAATATTTGCTGTTGTATACTAAGTCATTTTGATGGTAATTTACAAAACGAACATTAGTAGTATCAAACCATACTTTACCAACTTTTTCAGGGCCCCAAATTAACCCTGACTGAGGATCAAAAATCTCATCACTGTTATAATTAGCAGGGTCAATTGAAGTAACATAGTTTATGTTTTGTCTTACAGATCCTAATAGTTTACCCTGTAATGGATCAATGTAATCAAGATTTATCAATGTGTTATTTGTTTCAGCACTAAAGAGTTGTGCATTCTGGATGCTATCAATGTTTACTATAGGCGCAGAATTTCTGTATATTGACCAGTCTTTAATACCTGATTCATTTTCGTAAATAGTTACTTGACCGTCTACTGAGTCTGGTAAGAAGTTAGGTGTGCCTATCATTACTACATTGCTGTTGAAATCTAAAGCAGTGCCATAAAGTGGATTGAAACCGTATACTATGTCTTTGCTGTTTACAGACTGTGCATAAACAAACTCACCGATATTAGTTAAGTTCTCGTTATAGTTTGAAATGTAATCAAACATATAAACTGCGCCGGCATTTGGTGCAGTATCTATAAACTGTGTAGCGTTGTTGTCAAAAATAGTATCGTTTGTAAAATCTTCGTCATCAATAAAATCAAACGTAGTACCTTCATAACGAGTAGCTACTGGTGCGCTAATCACTACAGAATCATATTCGTTGAATTGAACTACTGATCCAAACTGAGTAGGTCCAAATTCATGCGGGCAGTTAATAACTTGTGTGTTAGTATATATTTCAATACCTAGTTCAGTTAATGTAGTGGTATCAACCGCTGTTATTATTAGTTTCTGATTAACCTGAGTTAGATCAGTATTAATAACTTGAATCATTAGTTTATTATCTACAGTAGCCGCTGCTTGAATGTTAGTAATATTAGCAGAATTAATAGCATTAGCTACAACTGTTGCGTTTCCTATTGGCACGTTAACAAAGTATCCGTTAATTAGTAAAGGACGAACAGCAGTAACATTACATTCGTTTACTCCAGTTACTAAACCAAATTTTGCTCCAGCATTTGTAAATCTATAAACAGCACCTTCTTGGTTTTCGTCACTAATTTCAAAAGGAGATCCTATTAATATTTCAGAACCTGATTGAATAGTATCAAGTGAATAACCAAACTGAGTGCCTACTCTATTATTATAATTTGATGTAAAGGTCTGCGCGTAAGTAAACTTACTATCGCTTACTGTGATAATATCACCTGCTGTCAATGTACCTGAGTAAACGAACGTACTACCTATCACACCATAGTTGTTATCTTGAACTATTACGCCGTTTCTAGATACGTATAATGGTGAGGTTTGCACGGTAGCAGTTACGTTAGAAACAGATCCTACGGTAGATATTGCCTCAGGAGTAATAGATGATCTTGAAGTTTTTATTGTTATATCAGATCCTGCAATACTTCTTATGTAGTAAACACTATTTCCTTGAATACCGGTACCAAGTAAACCAGTACCGCTAAAGATAATAGGATCATTAACTGCTATTCCAGATACACTGTTTAATGTGATCAAGTTTCCTGTGGCATTAGTAGCACTTACTGTTCGTGATACTGTTATAGGTGTCCATGCTAATTGGAAAGTTTGTCCTATTGTATTAAACTGAACTTCAATATTTTGAACTGCTCTAGAAAATGCAAAAGCACTTCCCCAGTTAGCAATGTTGCCATCATAGTCTTTATCAGGAGCGCCCACTACCATCACATCACCATAGTAGTTTGTAGTAATAGACTTGCTAAACTTATCAGTTGATGATACTAAGCTTAAAGCTACTCCGTTGATTATTGTTGACGCTTTGTAAGTGATCTGAGTTGCTGCACCGGTGCCGGTACCTACTCCTGTTGCAACAAACGTGATACCTACTTTGCTTTCAATCGCACCAATTAATGTAAAGTCAGTAGTACCTAAGTCAGTGATAACATAAGTTTGTCCGGAAACAAAATATCCTGCATTAAGCAATATGTTTTGTTTCTGATAAACATGTACCTTATCGTTTGCAATATCAGAAATATATAACCAATTTTGGTCTCCGGAAATAGCTAGTTCGCTACCCCAATCTGTTACTCCGCCGGGTGCAGCGATTGTTTGATAAAGAACAAAATCGTCTGACAACTGACTATCATTAATTACATATACATGAACTTCTGAAGCAGTAGTAGGTTCAGAAATTACATAAGTGTTTCCTGCATAAACGATCTTAGAACCAAATGATGTTCCGCCGGTTAGTGTTTCTACGATAAAGTAATTGTTAGCAGAATCTTGAGCGTAACGATAAACTTCGCCTGCACTAGCATCGCTTATTAAATACCCTGCTTGATCAGTGTACGCAACTGCGCTACCAAATGTAGTGCTGTTAGTTTTTGTTACTTCATTATTATACTGATAGTTCAAACTCTTTCTATATACAGCCCAACTACCGTCAGTGCTTTCGTCTACCCATACAGTATTTTTTACAAACTCTGTATCCAGTAGCGGTAGGTTATTAATACTAGCAGGATTGCTTACTCTTTGTGATTGGAATGTTAAACCAATACCTTGACCAGTGCTTGCAATTTCAGTAGCTACCGGTAAGTTAATAATCACTTCATTCAAGTTAACTATGTTAGCTACTATGTAATATCCGTCTACGTTTGTTGCATAGTTTATAATAGACAGAGGTTGCAGTCTTACTAAACCGTGAGGTTGAGCAAATGTTATTGTAGCAGTATTGTTTAGATTACTTCTTACTGCTATTACTCTACCAACAGATGTCCAAGCTAATACATCCCAGTTTCCTAGATAGTTAGCTAACCAAGCGTAGTCTCTTACATAAAAATCATTAATAAGTACAGGCTCATTATTTTTATCTCTTGCTACTGGTAACCCTGAATAGAAATAAGAAGACATTTTAACATCATCAAAGTTTACATATCCAGCATCAGGATATACTTGTGTTGGAGTAGAAGGATCAATAGTACTTAAAATATTAGGAGAGTCAATAGGTCTAGCATAATTGAACAAACTATATATAGGCACTTCTTGTTGAGAACCCGGAGTATAAACACCGTTAGTCAAGCTAACAATTGATGGATTACCTGTTAGATATTGTTCGTTGATTTTAAAATCTACAAAGTTTTTGTTTAATAGTCCACCAAACTCACCGCTTTTAATAGCCCAGTTTTCATAGACTTCATATTCAATACCACCTTGCGGTAAGGTAGCTCCTCTAAATGCTTCTATCGCATTACGAGTACCTTTGTTTTTAATCAAGTTTTGATAAACGTTAATCTGAGTAATATCAGTTAAGTCTACTAATGCCATGTAGTCACGAGGTCTGTAACCTATCAGTGAGAATCCTAATAGGTCTGCATCGTTTTCTAAGTTAGCTTTGTTAGTGTCATAATATAACGCACTTTCATATGATCTAGTTGAAGAGTTAGGTAATAATCCTTTTTGAATTTGATCGTAATCGGTTTCTTTCCAATCTCTTTCATTGAAAATATTGCTAGGCTCAATTACTTTTAATGCAGTCCAGTATTTGTTTTTATAAAGTACAATTGATCCTTTAGTGTACTTGACTGCTCTTGACCATTCTTTTATGTTGTCTTGATTTAATATAAATCCTGAAGCGGTAATAGTTCCGTTCCATTCAGCGGTTTTAGTTCCTCTTACATATATTCTGTTTTGTCTTAACCCAGTAATTAAATTGTATATAGTATCATTAAACAATGTAGTATTATCAAATACCACAGCATGTTCAAAGTTACTTAAATTAAACTGTCCATAAGAAACAGTGTCACCTTGATTAAGTGCGGTAACACTAAACTCAGTACCGTTTCTAAACACGCTTAAGTCTTTTGCTTGTATTGGATACAAGTTTTGATTCAATACAAAATTAGTATTTTGTACAGTAAGCGGTTGAACAATTGAACTTTCTTTGTCAATTTTCAATGTTTGAGCAGATGGATTTAATAAAAGAATACTTCCTACTTCCCAGCCAGTTTGTGACCAGTATAAGAATTCACTGATCATTTGATCCCAGTTAACTTCTATTCCACCTAAGACATCGTTGAATATCATACCTTGTGAAGTTAGATATGCACCGTAACTAGACAAGAACTGTGCTACTTCTTGTTCGCTATAAAACTTAGCACCATAAGGAATTAATAATTCGTTAGCAGTATAATCAACTGCAACTTTTACCTGAGCATCTTCAACTTGAATGTTATTGTATTTACCATTGTTTACTGGCTTCAATACTTTAAAGTATGCATTAGTTTGTGAATTACCAAATACAGTATAACCATCCTGTGTTATTTGTATTACAACTCCTGAGTATACAATTCTATCAAACGGTTGATTATCATAAAGAAGCAATGAATAACTTTCGTCTGGAATTAACAATGATGCGTTTCTACTGTTTGGAGTTCCTTTTTCTACATAGAACTTTAGCAAGTTTTTATCGCTATACCCAGCCAAACGATAAATTAATCTTACATCAAGGTTATCAAGTAAGTTAGTAATATTTTCAGTAGCATTTATTCCTATTTGCTTTTCGTAATCAACTATCCAGTTAATATAACTTGTTTTTGCAGTACCTGAACCATAGATTTCAACATCACTTATTACTAAATGACTTCTGTTGTTTACCAAGTATTGATTAAACTCTAAGTTATATTTGTAGTTGTCTACATCTACTCCCAAGTTAAAGAAGTTAGCAGGTTTCATTAATGCAAATATTCTCATCAGATCAAAAGGATATGCTGAGCTTCTACGATAGCTTAATTCAACCGGGGCATCATCACCCACTTTCCAATCTCTTTGGAATGTATTAGGGTTGTAGTTTCCTACTATTGCAACAAACGGAGAAACTAAATTACCTGCACTGTCTACTGGAATGATATTAGTTAAGCCAGGACGAGCAACTGTTTCAACTGTAATAGGTACTCCGTCATTCCAAATTACACCCTGTTCTAAATCATTCCAAAGAATTAAGTTATCACTAGTATAAGGCGCAGGACCATATCTTTCTGTCCACCAAGTTGGTTGATCAGTAAAACCTAACATTTCCCATGGCGTAGCATTAGGGGTTGTAGTATCATAAAAGTATTGATACACACCTCTCCAATAACCTTGCTCAATCGGTGTATTAGTTAATTTGTTAGCTGCATTGGTGTAATTGTAAGTAAATTCATTTACTTTAGAAAAAACCTGAGTTTTGTAATTTAATCTGTTTTGCCCTACCCAGTTTAAGAAACTTTCACTATACATTTGCAAGAATTCGCTATATGTATAGTCGGTATCTCTAAAGAATCCCGGTAGCACTTCATATGTTTGAATAGGTACAGTGCTGCTTAATTTTAAGTTGTTATAAATTCTTGTTTCAAATTCTAATAAGCCCTGATCTCTAAAGTCTTCTAGAACACCCAAATTAGTGTTATAAGATCCGTATAACTTATTATAAGAACCATCGTGTCCTTTAATAAAATATGTTGGTTGAGTATAAGCAGTGTCTAACACTACTTGAGGAGTATAAGCAGGATATAAACCTAATTTTGTTGGTGTGTTAGGAACATAACTACCATAAGTTTGATTATATTCTTTAATAGTAATCTTGTCACCCGCAATCAAGTCTAACGTAACAGTTAGTGACGGGGCATCTTGACTTATAACATAGTCTTGATTAATAATCAATTGTTTCTGTATAGTTACACCGCTTATTATTCTTGACAAATAAACAATAACACCATTATAGTTAGCAGTAGCAAAGTTATATGTTGTAGTTAAGGGATAAATGCTTGTATCTAAATTGTTTGCAAAAGTATAAGTGTTGCTTCTTAATGGTGACTTAGCAGGTAACATGTCGCTCCAAAAGAACGCTTGTGACTCACTTTTAGCCGCAGTAATAATATCAATAGCTTGATCTAGTATTTCTGAAGGCGTGTATCGTTGTACATATTCTGCATTATTAATAGTATCTACTAATAGATTTTTAAACTTAGTGTATTCGTTGCTATTAAATTGTAACGCATCAAACAAGTTGTGATTTGTTTTACGCAAGAATGTGCCGGGTAATACTAAAGAAGCACTATTTTGAATTATGTTAGTTCCATATGGAACTAAGTTACCTAAGTCTCTATAATTGTTTGATCCAAATACTTGACCTAACATACCGGGAGCATTTACATAAATGTCTCTGTATTGTAATCTAATATCACCAACGTTAACTGTTTCTAAGTCTTGGTTAAATGGATTGTTACTTAAGTTAACAGGTATTGTATAATATGCTTGATTACTAACTTGGTTACTTAATATTAAAACTTCAATTGGTGTATCACTATCCAATTCAGAAACGTCTAATAATTCAATGATCGTAGAATTTGCAGTAATAGTGTATGAATATTCACTTACGCACTGGCAAGCATTGTTTATGTACACCTGTACACTAGTCCAAGAATCTTGACCTTCTACTTCAGATATAGCAGCAATGTCGCATACAAATGTTGTACTAGGATTATCCTTTAGATATGTAAATTGAAATACTTGATACTGCGCACTAGGTGCTACCGCGGTTTGCCAACCTAATTCTCTAGTATATTCAGTTCTGTCATCATAATTAAACACATAACCTGTGTTAACTTTTTGAGTTATAGGAGTAGTTCCAGTAACATAATCAAATGTATCAGTGTTTAACGAAACATCAAAACTAATATCACCTACATTATCAATAGCACTGTATCTTATAGGAAATCCTAAAATAGGATCATCGGTTCCAGAGCCTATGCCATAAGAAAATAATGTACAGCCGGCAAAAGAAGTACCTTGATAAATTGTTGGATCGCTAAAACTTATACCGTTTTCATCAAATACATCAAATAACGGTGCTTGATTTACAGTAACTTTTTCTTGTGCTGTGATCCAATTATCGTTACTAAAATAATAAGTATTACCTTGATTATTATATCCTCTAGTAATAACTGCTTGATCATTTTCTTCACACAAACCATCCTGAGCTTCAGTTAATGTAATAACCGGTACTGATGATGGGGATAATTGAGAAAGTGCAACAACATATATTTTATTGCGTACATTCACATCCGTGTCTGCTGCAAATATAATTCTTGCTCCAGAGAATATAGAGTAATTATTAACTGTAGTGTCTGTTGCAATAACGGCTACACTAGTAGCTGAGCCAACAGATTGTGATACGGCCCAAGACACTGTTAATACAGTGTTATTACCTGCTATGGTTATATTTGTAATTTGTGTGTTGTTAGGTAAAATATCTAAGTAATCACTAATATACTGCCCAACTTGGAACGTTCCTACAATATCAGCAGTAGGAATAGTAATAGTAGTTGATGTTCCTACAACAGATGCTATAGATACTGTATTTTCTGTATATACTTCTACATCAGGAAAATAATTGTTTAATCCTGCAATTTGCGATAGTGCATCAGTTGTTCTTTGATCAATGAAATCTACTGCATCTTTGCCACGAGTACCTGAGTTGAATAATCCTAAATTAGGATAAAATTCAATAATAGGTCTTCTTGCTTTATTTTCTGCTTTAGCGAATTCAGTAACTATTGATGGATTATTATTATAAATCGCAGTTTGATTAATTACTTGCGAATGAAACCATCTGTTGCTTCTAGACCAAGCATTTTTGTTTATTGCGTTTCTAGCAATAGTAATATAATCTAAATCTGTTGGTATAAACAAATCACTATCAAAGTTTGATAAATCAAACGGAGTAGTATCAAACGGGACAAAGGTACTTGTAGTAAAATCTTCAGGTGATACTAATGTTTCAACTGAAATTAGTTCTATTGCCGAACCTACACCTTCTACGTAATATTGTCCGGATAAGTATCTTGACGGGATAACGTCACCGTCAAATTCTACTTTTAGTCCATTAGTAAACACAACACCATTTGTTGAAGTGTAATTCTTTTTACCTAAAATATCAGTTTCTACATTTATAGTATTCGTGGTATTATTTTCAATTATTCTAATAATACCTACTTTGTTTGCAGAAGTACCATCTTGATAGTAAAGCTGATCAAGCGGTGCAGTAATATAAGGTACTAAAGAAACAACACCTAGCGTATTTCTATAAAATTGTCTGTCAATCCAAGTTGAGCCGTACGTAGCTGTTATTTTTTGTTCAGTTGGTATTAAACCGTCTGGTATTAATCTTATAATTGGATTTGTAGGATCTGAGGGATCTACTACATAAGTAATTCTGTAAAAGTTTTCACTAACTGTTGTATAGAACCCTTCTTCATACAATCCTTGATTTGCGTTAGCGGTCATTGTTCCGCTATCAGTAGTAAGCGGAAAAGTTGCTCCACCTAATGTATCAGAAATAGTAAATTCCGTAGAACTGTCTACACTTTTAATATAATAAATTGTACCTGCTGTTACTCCACCAAATACTGGATTGTTAAATGTAATAGTATTGTTAACTACTAGCTGACTAGTATTTCCAGTTGATAAAGTAAATCTATCAGTTGATGAATTAGAACTTCCTATTGTAACTACTAAAGGAGCTACTAATGCATTATCATTCGTATCAAATGAAGTTTCATCGTAGTATGCAGAAATATAACCAATCTCATTAACTACACCTGTGTCATAAAACATAACACGTAAGTTGTTCAATGAAGTAATACTATCAATTGACCCTAATGCTGACAACGGAGCACCGTTGACATCTTCAAATGGTAGTGTGCTTATCACATCAACTAAGTTGTTACCGGGGAATATAAACTCATCTTGTGCATCTTTACTAGGTACTGTAAAAGTAACTACACCCTGAGTAGCTCCGTTATTACTAACACCATATACATCTCGTACCGGCAAATTAGGTTGAGTAGGACTGAATCCTGATACACCGGGTTCTCCTTGTATCCAAAACTGTGATGGCTGATTTACTGTAAATCTATACGAACCACCTCTTAATAAAGTGATAGTAGGATTGGTACTGCCAGCAGAAGCTCCCAGTTCTCTTATATTATAACCATTAGCTAAATCAGTAACTATATAATCATTGGTTGAATAGACTAGTGCAGAAGACACAGTTACTGCGGGAGGACCAGTAGGTATCCAGTAATATTGATTGTAATTTACTATTTTGTCAAAATCAGTAAATGAATCCCATGAATAAATCTGACTTTCAAACAGTCTTGAATTATTATTAGTAATTCCTCCCTGCAATTCTAGTGCATCTAAAATACCGGGATAGCTAATAAAATCTTGAGCAGTTGACTGATTAGTTTTTGTAAATACAACACCGGGATCTAGTTGATAGTCTGTTCTTGTTTTATTTGGTTCTGTTACATAATAATCATTAGCATTAACACCATAACCTACTTTACTACCAATATATCCTTGTATCTTTTTTGTGATAGGAGGATTTACTAGCTGGTCTAGTGTTGCTGACAAAAACTCAGTGTTGGTTTTTGTTTGAAAAATTTCGGGAAGAAAATTAAGAGTTCTTATTCTTGTCATTTTTAATGATTACCTACCAATTTGTAACTCAGCGGGAGTTAATGCCGCTACTACCAATACATCATTTGCTACTGCCCCATTTGCAAAAATCTCATAAGGCATGCACTTTATTTCGTATAAATCACCAAAACGCTTGCTAGGATCATTTGGTACTAATACAGCAGAACTTATTAATTCTCCGCATTCAGCATGTAGATATGCACTTAGTTCTGAGAAAAAGAACGTATCTCCAAAATTCCAATTGTTAATATTAAAATACTCATTCATTGCTGTTAATACTGCACTTCTGATTTCACTATCACTAGCATTAGTTTTACTTTGTTTAATTACCTTTATTGTGGCTCTTAGCGCAGGTTCTGCTTTAGGACCAAATAACGGTTTGAATACAACACTATTTAACACCACAGAATCCGACAACATTTTGAAATTCTGAACTTGTGAGTACTCTTGATTTAGTTGATTGATCGTTGGCATATCTGGCATAGGTATTGTGTTAGTTGAATCTTGAATCCAATTTTGATACGCAGTATAATAAGATTGCGTAACTACATAAAGATCAATAATATTAGTAGTAGCTGGATCTATTCTAGTAGTATTATTAGAATTATGTCTGTATTGAAAAGACAATCCTTGTCTACCCGGTTTTACTGAGTATTCAAGTTGTTCTACTAATACATATGAAGGTATAGTTACCGTTTGATCTTGTACTGATTTGTAAAACTTATTCTCTGTATATGCATAAAATAATTGTCCTAGAGGATAATCATATTTTACAACTTCTACTTGAGTTTTAGTAGCAAATTGATACACAACGTCAGTAGAAGGAACAATAACTTCTCTTGATAAATTAATAGCATCTTGAATTAATCTAAAGAAAACATATATTCCTATATTTGAACCCGTATTATCGTAACCAGTAATTTGCTGAAAGAAATCTGGATTTAAGATTAACTGACTGTTATTAACATCAGTAGCCGCAATTTCAACTTGGAAATCATCTACATAACCGTCGGATTGAACAGTTTGTCCTAAAATATTAACTTTTACATCTTTACCTAAACTTTGTGAAGAATTAGGCTGAGAATTTACTTGTAAAACATTAATAAAGTCTTGAATAATTTTTCCAGTAAACGGATCGTATACTAACTCATCTCGTGCAAACGTAAATCTAGTATCCGCAACACTACCAAAGTAATAAGTTAATGACTTAAGTGTAACAGTATATCTACCTGATCCCATACTTTGAAATTTAACAAAATAATTCTCGTCGGTTATAGGTCTAATAGTCCATCTTTCTTGATTTATAGTAAGGGCGTTATTGAATACTAATGTAAAATTCTGTTCAAGTTCCATACGAACTACACACTCATTAATTAAAGTAGCAGATAATGAGTTGTCAAAAACAGGTATAACGCTAACTAATATTGATCCTGAAGGAACATATCCGTTTAGTGTTACGGGTCCTGTTCCATTAGCGAAACCACCTTCGCCGTTATTACTACCGTCTCCTATAACGTTTAATACAGTAGTCCAAATAAAATATTGTTCAGAATTTGCGGGGATCCCTGCTACCAATCTATTGTTGGCATCATAGTAAAATCCTGACGGTGCACGAAATCTTAAAATTGATCCAGTAGTAACATACTTTGCATTAGTAGTAGTAAAGGTTCCCAACGAAGCGGGAGTATTATTACTACCAGATATGTTATAAAAATATCCTGATTCACTAGAAGCATCTACTGAACTAGTTTGCCAATATACCCAAGTGTTGTTAGGAGCTACTTGTGTATTTGTAATAGTATATCTAGGATAATTCTGAATGTAATACTGATTAGCTTTATTTTCTGCAAGAACAGACGCAAGTGTATTATTAAAGAATGCAATAATATCACTTATGTTATCTATAGTAAGTTCTAAAAATCCGTCAGTATCGTTTTGATAAAGAGCACCATCTGAACCAAACGAATTAGTACTTGAATATTTTCCTGTTGGGTCTAATAAGTCAAAGTTTTTAGAAATACCCACTGAACTACGATTAATTGCTTTACTTTTTATAATAGAACTATAAAGAGTATAAGGGAAGTTGTTGTAGTCTTCACCGTTTACCATTCTGTTTTGCGTGTAATAACGAGTAGGTGCTCGTTGTTTAATTTCTGATAAAGGCTCTCTAACTTGCGCGTTAGATACAGCAAGTGGTAACTCTAATCCCAATGTTAGTGTTTCATTTCTTCCTTGACGATTCACATAAGTAAACGCTACCGTAATGCCTTGCATTTCTGACGGGTCAATTACATATGTTTGAGCGTTACTAGAACGTACATATGCTCTAAATAATCCTACCGGTACTTCAGAAAATACGCCATCACCGAAAATATAAGTAACTTGATCGTTAAATCTAGAATTTACTGAAAATATTTTTTTGTCAGAAAACTCTGTTTGTAGGTATGCGTCTGCATAAACGTTGTCAACTTTTCTCCAAAGTGTTCTATCACCATTGTTATTGTTTAACTGATATAACCACGTGTCTGTATTATTAACACCTTGAATACTACCTATATCTACTGTTTGATTTGATATTTGTTGTTCTAAATTAAAATCAAAGTTTTGTAGTGTCCCTTGTTTGAAGTAGAAAAAGAATCCAGTTTCAGGACTACCGTATCCCAACTTGTCATTACGATATAAAATGTTAAATCTACTACTAGGGTCAGGTGGAATTTCGTATATATAATCTTCACCTAAACTAGTTACAGATACTAACTCAAAACTCATGTTCTGTCCATCTACTGAAGAAGTAAACGGAGCAATGGGCAAACTATTATCAGGAATTTTTATTGAATATTCGTTTGTTGTTACATTCACTATGTCAGTAGAATTACCCGGTCTACCTATGCGTTGAGTATCAACTAGAGTAGCATTGATAATAGTGTTGAATTGTTCTAACCAATTTGGATTTGCTGGGTCATTCCAAAGTATAGGTATATTATTTAAATTAACACCATTGATGTCTAAAAGATTTTGTGTAGTTTGGATACTAGTAACTTTCAAATAACCTTGAGCGGCTAAGTTTCTTTTAGGAGTATAGCTTACTAAGTTTGCTAACTTGATTACTGAGTCTCTGCGTTCAGCAGTGTCAATAAAGTTTTCACGAGAGTTTAAGTCGTTTCTAAAAGCAAGACCCTGACCCATATAAGCCATAACGTCAAGCAGAGCAATAAACTCTGAACTTTCAATATAGTCGTTAAAAGTTTCAGGATAATATAATTGCAAATAGTCTATAAAACTCTTTCTAAGAGTTTCATAGTCATAGCTTCTAAAATCCGCTTCTCTGAATGTCTGGTAAATCTGCTTCCAGTCATTGACTCCAAAAAGTCCGCTTTGTCTAGATGATGTTGCCATAATAAGTCTCGGTTAATATATACTATATTTATCATTTTGAAAAACCGAGAGTTTTATGATTTATTAAATTCTAGAGGCTACACTAGTATCTTGATTAAAAAATACATTTAAAACTAATGCTTGATTGAATGGAGTTACTGCCATTTCTACTTCTATTAGTATACCGTTGTCACGAGGATAAATATTTACATAGTTAAGTTGAAGTCTTGGATCTAAACTAGCAACTCTTCTGACTTCAGTTTCTAACTGCTGCTGCGTATCAAAATTATTAGGCTCAAATACAAAACTCCAAAGAGTAGTTCCATATCCTGGTTGTCCTACTTTTTGTCCTAAGGGTATATTAAGTGCATTTATAAAGTCTTGAATAACTAGTTGACTATCCACCATTCTAAACTTTTTACCAAATACGATAGGATCAGTTATACCGCCGGTGCCGGCATCACTACCGGGCCTAGCGTTAGTAGTTTTTGGTTTGTCTGCATTTATTGTACTGAATCCGATGTATGTTGGCATGATGTATTTATTCTTTTATTGTTGGTTACTTATTGCGTCTATTCTTGCTTGATAGTCTCTTTTCTTAGCAAATAGTGCATCAAGTTTTGCTTGTACTTCATCTTTTTTACGTTTAACTTCGGGATCGCCGGCTGGAGAATTTTGCTCTTCTGTTAATACAGCTATACCCTCTGTTTGTTTTACCCTTAATATTTGTATATTTACACCCTGTATCTTTTCTCTAAGATCAATTATTTCTCTGTCCACTCGTCTTATATCAGTTAAGCTTTGTACAGCCTGTCTAGAAACTTCTCCAGTAAAAGTTGGATTAGGTATTCCTGGATCTCCTAACAATGAAACTGTTTTCTGATTGATAGATTCTCTGTTAGTAGTGTTTACTGCAACTGATAATGTTCTAGATTTTCCTTTGCCGCCAAACAATGATTTTACAGCAGAAATAGCAGACATTGCACCAGCAATAGATCCTATCGGCAATCCTGAAAGAGATTTTGCTAGTCCACCTGATAATCCACTAGTTATACCTCCTAGTCCACCTGTTAAGCTACTAGTTATACCTCCTAGTCCACCTGTTAAGCTACTAGTTATACCTCCTAATCCGCCTGTTAAGCTACCGGTTATACCGCCTAGTCCACCTGATAATCCGCTAGTTAAACTGCTCAAGTCACCTGGTAATTTTGGAAGAGGTAAATTATTCATTGCAGAGCTAAAAGATCCAGTGACTAATGACGATATTTGACCAGATCCGGGAATGCTAGTTAAATTTGGTAATGCTTTATCAGTAAAAGATGCAATTGATTTCAATCCACCGGGCATATTGATTATCCCGCTAGCTATATTAGTAGATTCCAAGAGTGAAGTGCCAGTGAATCCCTGTAATGCTTGAGCACCTAACGAACTAACGGGATTTAATTTACTAATAACATCTGCGCTAGCTTGCCCTACTACATTAGAAAGTGAATCAGAAACTATTTGCTGACTACTAACCGAAGTACCTAAATTAGTAGCTACTCCAGCTCTGAAAGAAGGGAATGACAAGTTTATTGCAGAAAATGTAGAGCCCACAATACCGGTATTACTTGCTATCGGGCCACTAATACTTGGTGATATAGACATCGCATTTACTGCTTGTGAAATTCCGCCGAAGCCTTCTATTGTGTTTGTTGCTTCTGTCACAGATGCGGTAGCTAAACCTATGTCTCTTAGTACAGAAGAATCAGTAGTATTTTTATTAACTACAGTTCTTACTGTAGTTACTGTGTTACTTAAACCAGAGTTAACACCTGAAAAAACCACTCCTGCTATTTGACCTGATGTTTCTCTTCCTGTAATTACACCCGTATTAGTTAACGCTGTTTGTGATTGTCGCAGTGTTGTAACAACCGTGTTAGTTTGAGATTGTATTTGTCTAGTATAGGTACTTAAATTCTCTGCACCAGAGTTACCAGTAAACAATGTACTTGGCATAGCCTGCGTAATATTAGCCCCTGAACTTACTAATGAATTAATTAGCCTATCTGATCCCGGTTTCAAGACACCAGCACTTGCTAGTTGCGCCGGGCTTTGTGCAAATGCTCCTATCGCAGCGATTCTTGACGAACCCACATTTACTACGGATGCTCCTCGTTGTATAGCCGAAGATAGAGGTCCTGAAGCTGCTTGCTGAGCAGTAGCACCTATTAGTGCAGTAGTAGCTGAACTGTTTAAAGATTTGCTAATGGCTCCGGCAGTAGGCGAGGACAATGCAGTTGCTAGTCTTGCCGGCACAGCACCTGTTCTAAGTCCTGCTTGTACTACATTAGATAAAGCTGAACTAGGACCCTGAGGTAGTTGTGAAGAAGAACTTAGATCAACCTTTATGTCTACTCCTTGACCTGCATGAGCCCATGGCGCGTGAGCAGGTGCCCTAGATGTTACACTCATCAACTTACCAGGCGCTGCGGTAAATCCCTTTTGATTATCAAAAAGAGTATCAGTGTGCGCTATTAAAGGAGTAGGTGCTGCATCTAAAGGAATAATAGGAGATTTACCTGTGTTTAAATTTATTAGTCCTCCGTTTATAAAAGTTAATGCAGTACTTGAGAATGAAGCTATACCGGTAGCTTGAAGACTCATTGCTCCTAAAACTTTAGTTGTAACCATTCCTAAAGCAGAAGTTATTAAGTTCATACCTATAGATTGTGTTAATGATTTATCAGTGGCTATATTCATGTTTTCTGCATGAATATTTAAATTTTTAGCCGCGTGTATATTCAAGTCATTGTCAGCGTGTAAATTTAGATCACCGTGAGTTCTTAAGTTAATAGAATTTGTAGAGTAAATGTCTACTGTACCTTCTTTACCTAATTCTATATACGATTGTCCGTTGGAGTGTAGAACCATTAATGTTTGTCCGTCATCACTCATAAGTATTTGATGACCTTTTGCTGTTCTTATTCGGACTAACTGATCTCTACCTATAACATCACCGTCATCCATTACAATAGAATGTCCGCCGCGTCTAGATATCACTCGTAATTTTTGATCAATGTTTGTTGGGTTATTTTTTATATTTTCAGCAATTGTTTCATCATCAAAACCTCCTTCATATATAGGTCTACCGGGTGTGCTTACTCCCCATCCCACTCTACTAGAAGTTTCTCGTTGTGCGCTTGATGATATCGGACCTCTCACTGGATCTCTTATTATACCTTGCTGTTCCATGATAGCCGCTGTATAACTATGTACTGGTTTGGTTGCAGTTATAAAACCCGGCTTGTTAGATTCAGCTTGGTTATTTGTATTCATATTTGTAGTAGGTAGTCTGGGCGCCCCTCCGTAAGTAGAACCCTCGCTATCATTATTGAATGATACATTTTCTTGTTGATCGGTAAAAGTTGCACCAATAGCAGGAACCATATGTAAAGTTTCTGGGTCCGGTACGCACCCTATGTAAAAACCATAGTTTACATCCCCGTTAACAAAAACACAAATTACAGTAGTTCCTATATCGGGAGGGGCGTGCCACTCACCATATGACGATGGATTGTGTTTAAAATCTCCAGAACCCTCACTACTTGAAGTTGGTCTAACACTTCCAAAAAAGTTAGTCATATATCTCACAGTTACCCAACCAGAAGAATTCTCTGGATCTAAACTGTTTAAACCGGATATGTAAACTTTAAGCCTACCTGCCCTGACAGGGTCAATATTATCTTTTACTATACCAAACACAGGAGAAGACCTGATAAATGCTCCACCTGAGTCAGGTTTATATGCGTTCAATGTTCCTCTAGGTTTGAATACGTTTTCAGCCATTTTTTTAACCTTTAATCATCTGTTGTTGATGTTGTACCGAGTCTAAACGGTATTTGTATAGTAGATTCAGCAGGAACTGGATTAATTTGTGGTACTATATTAGTTACTAAGTTCTTAATAAATCCAGTATTGGACGTAGTTACATTACTGTTTGTTGTAGTGGGACCTGTTCCGGTAGTTTTAGGACCTATAGTAGAGTCAGTAAACTGGTAAGTCATTTTACATGTTAACACTTGTTTGAATACTCCTCCTGAAAAAGTACTGTCTACGTTTACTACTTGATAACTTATTCCTTTAATATTAGCTGTTTCCGGATAGTTCCAAAATCTAATTTGATCATTAATAGAAAGAGTGCCTGTATTGTAATTATAATCTTTTGCTTCTCTAAAATCTAATTCTATAAAAACTTGTCCGCCGTTAGCACTAATAGTAAAGTTGTTTGCTCCATAAAATTGATTGTAAACTTGATTAGGGCTATCTATTGTGTCTTCCATTAAAAAGTCCGGGTCGCCTAATATTGTTATCTTTGCCTCAGCAAAACTTTTAGGATCAGATAAATCAGTTAATACACTGTTTTCAGCAGCAAGGTTCGTATCTGTAGGGGCCCCGGTGTTATCTCCATTAACCGATTGAGTACCAAGAATACGAGGAGTTTCTGGTGCTATACCTGGACCTGAATTTTCATTTATATCCGGAAGATTATTTGGATTAAATATTATCATAAAATAATTGTTATCCAATCGCTGTTCGTATTCAAGCACTTCAGAATTTTGACCAGTATACCAGTATTCGTATCGTTTACTAGGTCCATAATATCCTATGCCAGGATTAGCTAACGGATTAATAATAACAGGGGTATCATACTTTTGTAGTACGTATGTTATGATATAAGCATAGTCTTTTATTTTAGGATCCCATATACCACCAGAAACACGGGCGCTTAATGTATACCAAGAAAAGCTTTTACTAGAATTTGATATAATCCTTCTGTCGCGTTTAGTTGGATCAGGTTCAAGATCGGTAGTTTGTATTTGTCTTAACGCATCTGTCAGATAACTGCTTTGTTTTATTATTTGACTTATTCCTTGCATTATAGAAATTTTTTCAAAAGTAAACTCTTTTTTAGTAGGATCATATGCTGCTCCCTGGCGTTCATTTACCTGATTGACAGTCAGAGCACCACTACCTGATGTTCTAAGTTTCTCTATATCACTATCATTAACTATAGATGCTTTTGCTATAGGATTATCTGTTGAATTTGGTGAATCCGGAAATCCATGGTATTCTAGCCTATAAAGAGTTGGCTTTATGTCATTATTATATTCTAATCTAAGTTGCTCATTATTAAGACCGTCTATTAGTTGTTGTAACGATTCCCCTACTGTACTTGCAGAAATAGAAACAGCATTATTTATAAATCCTTTTTTTGTGCCGAATCCGGTGTTTTGATCTATAGGGCTTGCTATAATATCATAAACAGTTGCTTTTCCGTCAATTTTAAATTTTATGTTTGTAATAGTTAAAAAGTAATACCTATTAAAAAGTCTGTTACTATCATTATTAAAATCTAGCGATACATCATCATATTGTTGATTACCCGACATTAAGTTTCCATTCTTATCATACCCTAAAAACCCAACACTTAACACAAAAGGCATTCGTGTGGGATTATTAGGAAATGAAGTAGCAACAGCAAAACTATCTCTAGCTTTTTTTAAATTGCTTATAAAAGAAAATCCATATGGTTCTATAATCTTAAATGAAATATTAGTTACATTAGTAAATGTATGATTTGTTGCACCGGTTTTATTTTTTATTACTAAGTCATCTATATAATAATCTAGTTCAAATCCCGGTGCTGTATTAGAAGTAGTATTGTTTATGCCGCCGTTTTGTGCTACTAAGTAAGCGGTATTAGTGTCATTCAAAATAGTACCGTCTTTTGCATTAGTTGACCTAAACAAATCCATAAACAATACTACTTC